GAATAGAATTTTATGTTTGACTATCATATACTTGATAAATGCGGATTTACCGATGTTACCGTTACTGTCCCAATACCAGTGAATGGTTCTGTCATCAGGTTCTTTCTCGTAAAGAGTTTCTACGTTTTTTTGCCATTCGTGTAAGGTTTCAATTACTTTAATAGGTTTAGGATATCCCCATTTTATAAAATCACCGTCTTTGGAACAGTATTTTACATTCTGTTCTTCATTGCCTTTACAGGCTTCAAAATGAGGTTTACCTACAATTTTTAACTCGGTGATTCGACTCTTTTTTTTAAGTTTTAAAAAACCTTGTAAATGGGGTGTTCCAGTAGTAGGACAAATTTCTTTTCCTAAAATACCCTTAACCGAAATCTCCTTTAATTGGGATAAAAGTTCATCATAGATGTTTGAGTAGTTTGGAACTGTAAAACAGTAATAAAGATATTGAAGAGGTTGTTCTTTACGAGGCAGAGAAGTATCAGGATTCCCTTCTCTGCCGATCTCTACTCGTCTCTTTTTTCCCATTATATTATCTCTTTAGAAAATATATCTATGCCTTTTCGTAAATATGCTTCTAAACGTAAGGTTGGCCGAAAACGAAGGGTTGGCAAGAAAACGCCTAAAGTTTCTGCTCCTCTTCGTACTTACGTTAATCGTTGTATACGCCGTAATGAAGAAACTAAGATGTCTTCAAATCAGTATACCTTATCATCATTTAATTCAGCAATATCCGCGAATGCGGATTTGATTACGTTATTGCCTCAGGTTGCGGTAGGAACCGCACAGAATGACCGTATAGGGAATAAAATTCGACCAATTCGAATGGAAATAACTGGTTATGTACTTTATTATGCTGATTCATTAGCTGGTTTAAATGATTCTAAAATGATAGGTGGTCGTTTGTTTTGTTTTCAAGATAAAACTACACGGTCGTATGCTAATAATATTTATAATTTTAATTTGTTAAATTTAGGAGGAACTGGAAATAATTTTTTAGGAACTGCTTTAAATTGGGTTTCACCTCATAATAAGGAACAGTTTACATTTTTTGCCGATAAAAAAATGGTTTTTCTGAAACCCTACGGATTAACAAATAATAATACTCCTTCATCAACAGTCGCAATCACAGGAATGGACAGGTCGCTGTTTCATCCGTTTAAAATAGTATTGACACAGAAACACTTACCAGCTGTTTTACAATACGATCAAGGAGATAGTTTAGTTTATCCGACGAACTTTGCTCCGTATCTATCACTTGGATATTGCGATTTGATGAATAGAACACCTGATACGGCTACTACACAACTTGCAATGGAATTTAATTGTACATTGTATTATAAAGATGCTTAAGGGCTCGCTCCGCTCGCCCTGCGGCGGCTAAAAAACATATATAAATATATAGGATGGGGGGCTACGCCCCCCCCCCCCCCCCGTTATAAAAAATAAATGAATAATTTTATGAATAATCCAACGTCGACCTTAGTGATTTGCTTTGTTCGTCATAAGCATAATCATTTTTGGATTCAAAATTATTCTGAGAGTGAACGAAGTGGTAGGGGGGTTTATCCCCCCTACATCTGTCATAATGATTTTTAATACAAAAATTATTATGCTTACTGGTACGGACCAAATCGCGATATGGTCGCCATCTCCACGCGTTCATCCTCCCAGTTCAGTAACTATCCATCTATCCGCACTAAGTAATTCTGGATTCTCTGGTGGGAAATTAGCAAATACAAAAACGTGAGGGCTGTTAAATACTTTGACACCCGTTTCATACTTGGTGTTACACACCATACCATTTTTTATGCTTTCTAATGAGGCGTAAGAAATATGCCCTTTATTAGCACGCGGTATATCAAAAAATACCGCCTTACAGACATCCATATCTTGGTTAAATACCAGATTCATAATGTCGCTATGTTTACCACCAGAACAGAATAGAATTTTATGTTTGACTATCATATACTTGATAAATGCGGATTTACCGATGTTACCGTTACTGTCCCAATACCAGTGAATGGTTCTGTCATCAGGTTCTTTCTCGTAAAGAGTTTCT